ATGCTGGATCTGGATATCCAATACCACCAACAGTAACCATATCTGTACCTTCAGCAGGTGCTGTAGCAACCGCTACAACTGGTGTTGGGGGAACTGTTACCTCATTGACTCTAACTAACCCTGGAACAGCATATACAACTGCTCCAAGCGTTACTCTTTCTACTCCAGCATCTGGTATAAACACTGCAACAGCTACTGCTACTATTGGAACTGGAGGAACTGTAACAGCATTAACAATTACTGACGCTGGAAGTGGATATGGAAGCAATCCTACAGTTACTATCAGTAATGATGATTCTATTAAGAGTACAGAAACTGCATCTGCAAGAGCAGAAGTTTCCGAGGGAAATATTGTTACTTCTATAAGAATCATTAATCCTGGTATTGGATATACTGCTGCACCAACAGTAACGATTGCAGATCCACCATTAATTTCTGGTATTGGAACATATCAATTCAATGAAGTTGTAACTGGTGCAACTTCTGGAACCACTGCAAGAGTTAAAAACTGGGATTCCGTTACAAATACTCTTAAAATTTCTTATGTTGATGGAGTGTTCACTAATGGTGAAACTATAGTAGGTGCTGCATCTACAGCAACATATGCAGTTGACTTCCATACTAATGATGATGTGTATGATAAATATACTGACAATGATTCTATTGAGACTGAAGCAGATCTCATAGTTGACTTTACAGAGTCTAATCCTTTTGGTAATTATTAATGTTAGGTACTTACTTTTATCACGAAATAGTTAGAAAGACAGTTGTTTCTTTTGGAACACTGTTTAATCAAATTTATGTCAAGCATAATGATTCTAGTGGTAATGTTGAAAGTGAAATTAAAGTACCACTAGCATACGGTCCTGCACAGAAGTTCTTGGCAAGAATAGAACAACAGCAGGATTTAAATAGGGCAGTTCAAATTACTTTGCCTAGAATGTCATTTGAAATGACATCTATTTCATATGATGCAACTAGAAAATCTGGAATAACACAGACTTTCAAAGCAATTGATAAAAAAAGTAAGGTTAAAAAGGTTTTCATGCCTGTGCCATATAACCTTGGATTTGAACTCAATATTATGACTAAATTGAATGATGATGCCTTACAAATTGTTGAACAGATTCTTCCATTTTTTCAACCAGCATTTAATATTACTGTAGAATTGGTAAACTCTATTGGCGAAAAAAGAGATATCCCAGTTGTTTTAGATAGCATATCATTTCAAGACGATTATGAAGGAGATTTTTCTACTCGTAGAGCATTAATTTATACATTACAATTTACAGCAAAAACATTCTTGTTTGGTCCTATTGCAGATAGTACTGATGGTATTATCCGTAAGGTTCAGATCGATTATTACAGTGATAGTGATCCAAAAACTGCTAAGAGAGAAGTTAGATACACTGCAACTCCTACTGCAAGAAAAGATTATGATAATGATACAGGATCATTACTGACAGAGCACGTAGATACTACAGAAACTGTCATCTCACTGAATGACACATCAACATTTGAAGTTGATGATAGGGTTATTATTGGTAGTGAAATTATGAAGGTTACTGCTAAAACAAGCAATTCAATGACCGTTAAGCGAGGTTTCAGTTCCACAATTGCTACAGAGCATGTTCTTGGAGCAAAACTCAATGTTCTCAGCACTGCTGATGATGCACTTATTGTTCCAGGAGATGATTTTGGATTTAGTGAATCATTAGATTTCTTTGAAACTGGAGCAGATTTTAGTCCAACCAGAAAAATTGATATTTAATTCATGACTAACAAATTTGATTCTATAGATGATGCACTTAACACAAAGTGTGAAATTGTCAAACCAGAGGATAAACCTGCTGAACTAGCACTTCCAAATAAAAGTGATCAGGATCTTACAAAAGATTATGAATACAGTCGTGCAAATTTGTATTCATTAATTGAAAAAGGTCAAGAAGTCCTTAATGGTATCATGGAGGTGGCAGGTGAAGGTGGCAGTCCGAGAGCATATGAAGTTGCAGGTCAACTTATTAAAAGTGTTGCTGATACAACAGACAAATTGGTTGATCTCCAAAAGAAAGTAAGAGATTTAGAGGAAGACTCTGGAAATAAAACAACAAATAATGTTACTAATAATGCTTTATTTGTTGGATCAACTTCAGATCTTCAAAAACTTCTAAAACAAGGTTTTCTAAATAATAGTAACTCAGACACTAACAATGAAGAAGTGTAAGCAGGGTTACTACTATTGTTACACAGATAAAAAGTGCAAGCGAATTCCAGGTGGATATCGTGTAACTTATGGTGGATATCTTCGTCGCGAAAAAGACTCTGATAATTCAGAAACCGACGATAATAAGAATAATGGGAATGGTAGTGGCAATGGAAATCACTCAAATGGCAATGGAAACGGGAATGGTGGGTCTAATGGTGGGTCTAATGGCGGAGGCGGAGGTGGCGTCTCTGAAGAATGGAGTACAAAGTACAAACAAAGCATCGATTGCAATAATCCAAAAGGATTCTCTCAACGAGCACACTGTAGGGGTAGAAAGAAGGTGAACGAAGAAAAGAAAGATCACGAGTATTCTATGGCTCGTTCTCAACTTAAAACTATTAAGAACGCTGCTTCTCGTCTTGAGAAAAAGATGGGTAAGAAAGGTGAAGGTGAACTCAAGGCATGGGTTCAATCAAAAATTACCAAAGCAGCAGATTATATTGACACTGCAGCAGATTATGTAACTAATGAAGAAACCATCACAGAAAAAAGAGATGGTAAATCTGCAAAGGATAAAGGATATTCTCTTCGTGATTGGTTTAAAGGTGGTGGTTGGAAACAAGCTGGTGGTAAATATGATGGAAAACCTTGTGCTAAACAACCAGGTCAAACAACTAAACCATATTGCCGTGATGCAGATGATCGTTCTGCAATGAGTAAAGATGAAAGAGATAAAAGAGCTGCTAAAAAGCGCAGAGAAGATCCAAATCCCGATAGAAAAGGAGCAGCAAAAATCGTGACTCAAAAAAATTCATTTGAACCAGAAGGTAACCTTGTAGATGAAGGTAAGAAAGATGCTTGTTATCATAAGGTCAAGTCTCGTTATTCTGTGTGGCCTTCTGCTTATGCTTCAGGTGCTCTCGTAAAATGTCGTAAGGTTGGTGCTGCCAACTGGGGTAATTCCACCAAGAAAGAAGAAGTAGAACTTGATGAAAGAAGTCGTTTAGATGGTCCAGAAGAACGTAAAAAGGATTTAAACAAGAGATACGATCCAAAAGGTGGTGGTACAAATCCATTCAGAACACCTATAGAACCAGAAATCAAAAAAGAAGATTATGATTTCTCAAACTGGAGAGATGATTTTAAAGCACTTCAGATAGATTCTTTTGATATTATTAAACCAGAACCACTCAAAGCAACGGATGGTATTGGAAGTCGAATGCTTGATGAAAAGTGTGTCACACCTAAGAATGTGAAGAAAATTGCCAAAGAATTAGATGCTGCAGTTGAGATGCATAAAAGTCAAGCAAAGAGACTCAGAAAAGCGGGTATCTCAGAAGAAAATGTTGATGAAGCAAAGAAGTGTTGGAAGGGTTACAAAAAAGCAGGAACTCAAAAACTCTTTGGTAAGACTTACAATCGTTGTGTAAAAGCAGGATATGAGGGTGATAAAACTCTCAGTCAGTTTATGGAAGATTGGCAGAAATCAAACCGCAAAGACGGTGTTGATGGCATGAGTCAAAGTTCTGTTAATGCCTACAAGCGTGAAAATCCAGGTTCAAAGTTGCAAACTGCTGTTACAACAAAACCATCCAAGTTAAAGAAGGGAAGTAAGGACTCAAAGAGACGCAAGTCTTTCTGCTCTCGCTCTAAGGGTCAAAAAGATATGCATAATATCGATTGCACTAAGACCCCAGATAAGAAAATTTGTAAAGCACGTAAACGCTGGAATTGTTGAGGTTAGTGTATGAGTGAAATTTATCTTGGTAATCCTAACCTAAAAAAAGCAAATACTCAGATTGAGTGGACTGAAGATAAGATCGTTGAATTTCTTAAATGTAAGAATGATCCGGTTTATTTTGCAAAAAAATATATTAAAATTGTTTCCTTGGATCATGGTCTTGTACCTTTTGATATGTACCCATTCCAAGAGAAATTAATTAAAAATTTCCATGAGAATAGATTTAATATCTGTAAAATGCCTAGGCAGACAGGTAAATCTACAACCTGTGTTTCATATTTGTTACATTATGCGGTGTTCAACGATAATGTAAACCTAGCTATATTGGCAAACAAAGCATCCACCGCAAGAGATTTATTACAAAGATTACAACTGGCATATGAAAACTTGCCAAAATGGATGCAACAGGGTATTATTGCATGGAACAAGGGTTCTTTAGAATTAGAAAATGGCTCCAAAATTTCAGCTAACTCTACTTCATCATCTGCTGTCCGAGGCGGATCCTATAATGTCATCTTTCTTGACGAGTTCGCTTTCATCCCGAATCACATTGCTGATGA